GGGACGATCTGGCTGCTCCTGGCCGGCAGGGGAGCAGGCAAGACCAGGACGGCCGCGGAGGATATCTGGCACTACGCTTGGACGCACCCGAACCACCGGGTACTGATATCAGGGCCAACATCTGCAGACATCCGAGACACTATGATTGAAGGTGAGTCAGGGCTGCTTGCTTGTATGCCAGACAACATCCGGGTGAAGTACACCAGAAGCTTGCACGAGATCGTGCTAACCAACGGCAGCTTGCTGAAAGGGATACCCGCCAGTGAGCCCGAGCGATTCAGGGGCCCACAGTGGCACGCCGCTTGGTGCGACGAGCTAGCAGCCTGGGAGTATCTGGATGATGCCTGGGATCAGATCATGTTCTCAGTGCGCCTGGGGGTCAAGCCGCGGATCTTGGTGACCACTACGCCAAAGCCTAAGCCATTGATCATCGACCTGCTGGACCGCGAAGGAGAAGACGTTTACGTTACCAGGGCGTCAACCTACGACAACATCCAGAACCTTGCAGGCACATTCAAGCAGCAGATCCTGCAGTACGAGGGCACCTCTCTTGGCCGCCAGGAGATCCATGCAGAGATCATCGATCCCGAAGAAAGCGGTATCATTAAACGCGACTGGTTGAAGCTTTGGCCGTCAGAGAAACCATTTCCCCGCTTTGAGTTCGTCGTGCAGTCCTATGACGGCGCCTATACCGCAAAGACCATCAACGACCCCAGCGCCTGCAGCGTATGGGGCGTCTTCAAGCCTAGTGAGGACAAAGGCTTCGCCGCCATGCTGATCGATTGCTGGGAGGAGCACTTACAGTACCCAGACCTGAAGGAGAAGGTGATTGAAGACTTCGGCACGGTTTATGGCGACCCCAATGAATTTGGACAAGGCAAGAAAACTGACTTGGTTTTGGTTGAAGACAAAAGCTCCGGCATATCCCTCTTGCAGGACCTGGGGCGTGCCCACATTCCCTGCCGGTCATACAACCCAGGCGGGGCAGACAAGGTCCAGCGGGTCAACCTAATCGCCCCATTGATTAAGGCAGGCAAGGTCTACATCCCTGAAAGCACCAAGAACGAAGGGCATCCAAGGTCATGGGCTGAGCCCCTGGTAAACCAGCTTTGCGCCTTCCCTGAGGTGCGTCATGATGACTTAACTGATACAGTCTCGCAAGCGCTGCGAGTGCTTAGGGATATGGGCTGGCTTGTCATAGATCCGCTGCCGCCGGATAATGACGACGTTTACCCCGAGGACCGGCCTCGGCGGGTCAATCCTTACGCGGCTTAAGGGGCTCTTATGCCAAACCCACGCGCTCAACAAAATCCAGAGTTCTTCGTACCAGGGCCGCTGCAAGGCCTCGCCGATATGGCTAGGGGCGCTGCTCGAGGAGCAATCGCTGAAGGAGTCGGCAGCTTCTCCGACATGGCCCAGCAACTGAAGGATATTCGAGCAGGGGGCATGGTACCCGCCATGCTTGGTAGGACGTTGGCACAAACGCCAACAAGCGAAGAGCTAAGCCATTACCTTAGGGGCATGACGCCTAACCCTCTAACGCAGCCAGACCGGGCTCATACGGCCGCTATGGGCCAAGCCATGGGTTCGATACCAGCAGGCATGGCAGCAGGCGCTGCAGCCCCTAAGGCAGGCAACGCCTTGCAGAAGATGATGAGCGAATTCGGG